TAGAGGGGTCAAACTCCTCCCACCCATGCTCCATATCTTCCCGCGCTTCAAGCACCGAGATTGCTACTTTCTCCCCATGCTTGGGGTGACGAAGGAAGATATTCGGCATATCAATTAACTAATGCGGTAGCAGGTCCACGCACCCACGCCCGTCTTACGAGCGCGGAAGTGACCCGAAGTGGCCGCCGTTACTGCGCCCGCACCGACCAGCGTCCAACCCGTGCCAACAGCCACCGTAACCGAGTCGGAACCCGCGGCGTCAATGTTGATCACGAAGAAGTCAAACGCCACATCCGGCTTGTCAGCCGAAACAACCAACTCAAGGTCAGCGACAGTCGGGAGCGTCAGGTTGCCCGCCGTGCCGTTGAACGTGAATAGGCCATTAGCCAACTGAGCCGGCGTTGCAGTCGCAGCAGCCGTCAGGGCGACAGGAGCGCCCTGAACAAACAACAACGGCTCGCCAAGAGCGCCCGCATTGTACTGATACCCACTAGTACCGTTAGGAAGTGCCATCTTAAATTACCTCTTAAATGATGCCATCGGTGATAACCCGATCCGGGCGGCTGAGGAGGACACGATAGACCTCGCTCGCCGTTGGTGTGATCGAGCCACCGGTGAAGTTGCCGAAAGTGATCGCCAGCGTGTTATCTGCCGAGACACGGCAGCCAACAATACCGAGGCCCGCTTGGGCGCTCGGCTTGTTGACCGCAACGTGATCTCCTGCCAACAGACCGTTGACCGTGAAAGTCTGCTCGGCAGACGTATTCGCGGAAACGGCTGCGGGTGACAGCGTAACGCTGATGACCGCCTGCTTTGGAAGATTGCCGAGTACGTAACTCATGCTATTAACCCCAAAGTCGGACGGCCATTTGCGGGCGGATCACCGAGTAACCATAGAGAACGTCGATACGGCACGGCATACGGTCGTTGTTGATGTCGTACTGACGGACAACGCGCATGGAGACACCGTTGTGGACCTGACGCGAAGCCATGTCAACGCCCTGCGGGAGCAGGAGGTCAGCCGTGGCAAACGCGATGGCGTCACGATGGTACACGAGGTTCTGCGGGTACTGCGTGGACGCACCGCCCAAGAACGTGATCGTGTCGCCAGCCTGCGGGAACGACGAAACCGTCGCCAGAGCAACCGACGAGGTGTAAATCGCCGGGCTGATCTTCACAGCCGCGTAGGCACCAGCCACAGCCGCCACGTCCTCAGTGACCACGAACTGCTGGAGCGAGCCAGTCGATTCGCGGGTCTGCGGGTTGACAGCAAACACGCCGTTGATCGTGAACACGTCGCCCTTCTTGATGGTCTGCGTGCCAGTGCCGGTGATGGCAATGGTCGAAGTACCCTGAGCCGAGACAGTGGTCGTGACCGAGTGAGCGCCCGTGCGGCTACCAGTCGTGAACTGCTTGATCGACTGCGACATGTTGAGTTCGTCGAACCCAAGGATGCCTTCGCCAAACATGCCGTTCTTGAACTGCGACGAGATGGTGCTGACCGGGTTAAAGAGACCCTTCATGCCCTCGATGAGCGCGGCGTTCGCAGCCGGGTTCACGGTGGCATAACGCGGCGACATCACAGCGGCAGACTCGTTCAACTTCTGCTGGGCAGCGAGAAGAACAGCGGTCGTGCTGGGGGTCGTGCCGGGGGTGCCAACCGACTGAAACATGTTCAGGAACGAGTTAGCAACGTCGGCGTCGATGCTGGCGGCCAACTGGCTGATACGCGGCTTCAGCACGCGCTCGGCAAAGTCGTCCAACTGCATGGTCATTTCGGCAGTCGTAAAGTTCACGCCGATGTGCTTCTGCGAAGCAACGGTCAACGTGGTGAACTGCTCGTTGTCGTCCTGCACCTGAAGGGCAGCACCGTCGGTCACGAGAGCGCGGTCCGGCAAGCGGATACGCAGCGTGGTGCCGATCTTGGCGCCTTCGACGGCGTAGGAGTCGTCGTACTGGCGGTTAACATTACGGGTCAGCACGAGATTGTTTTCAAGAATCTCCAACGCCTTCCGCGTAATCATGTCGATAGTAAGAAGTGTATTAGCCACTTTAAATGTCCTCTAAAAGAAGTTAGCGGTTACGACGCGCTTCCCACTGTTTAATCTGTCGCTGACGCTCGCGCTCGATCCACTCTGACGCGCTCATGGCCGAAATTGACCGTGGGTCTGTCGTGTCGTAGACCGGAGTGCCAGCGCCTTTAGCCGTGACAGGCTTAATCGGCGGGGGCGCACTGGTTGTTTTCTTCACCGGGGCGGGACTGTCGGCCAACTTGGCCTCAATCTTCCCGATCTCTTTTGCCTGCAAGTACGGCGACAGGCGGGAAATACGTTCAGCCTCGCGGGGGTTAGAACCCAAGTGATATGCAATATCGGGTCCTAATTCCGAAGCCTGAATCGTTTGAGCCATCACGGTCGTAATGGGCAGAGCGTTGTTGTACGCGACTTGTTCAAAGTCATCGTAACGGTCACGCGCTGCTTCTTCGCGGTCGTGATAAGCCTCTAGAAGAGCCATTTGCTCCCGCTCTGCCTCACGTCGAGCGAGAAGTTCGGTAGCCTTACGCTCGGCCAAAGCCTCTGCGTATGCGTCCGGGTCCTCGTCTCTGCTCGGCAGGGCAGCGGCTTCAGCCTGTGACGGCGTGGCCTTTAGCGCCTGCTCCCTTTCCCACTTGCGACGTTCCCGTGCAAGCCTCTTGCCGACCATCGCGTCCAACTCTTCTTGAGAGAACGATTTGGCTGGCTTTTCCTCCGGCTGTTGCGTTTCTGCAACGACTTCGGGTTCCGGGGTAGCCGTGACCACCGGTTCCGGCGCGGAAACCTCCGCTACGACTTCAGGGACTACATTTTCGTCCGACATAACCTTCCTTACGGAAACCTGGTGAACCGCACCAGTACGGTTAAACTTTAACTTACACGTTGCGCCGATGCAACAACTGCTTTACGCCCGCGTGTACGTTAATTGCAAAAAGATCGTATCACCTGCGGCAAACGTAATTGGCGACGTGTTGGTGACGTTGGTGCCGTTGTTTAACTGCAAGCCAACCCCCGTGTCGCTGTTAACCGATACGGCGCCGCCGAAATAGTACGTTGAGGGGCTGGTGTCAAAGATGCGCCAGTTGCCAATGTAGCCAAGCGGGTTAGCGTTGGTGGTAAATGGCAAGTCCAGCGTAATGATGCCAGCGCCAAACGAGGTAGTAGACCCGACTGTTAGCGTGGCATTGATAGTGACTTGCTTTTCATCGACCGTATACGAAGCGTTGCGCGTCCCGTTGCCGAGCGTAATTGCCGCGCCGCCTGACTTCCAAATCGGAGTAAACGAGATGTACTCGTAATATCCCAGACGGTTAGTAACAGTCGTTGAGGCTTCGGCGTAGTTGCCCGTAACCATACCAACGTACTTCTGGCGCTGGACGTTGAGGTTAGTCACCGTCACTTGGTCAATACGGATACCAAAGTCCATCTGCTTGACCGTGCGGTCGTCGATGAACGTGTTGTTGGAGATGAACAGCGCTTCGTAAGCCGTTGCTAACGGAGCCACGCCACTAAGAGAAATAGCCACGCCTTGCGGGGTCGTGTACCCCGGCGCATCCGAGCAGTTTCGGATATAGTTGTTGCTAATTTCAATCGGCCCCATGCCGTTTGTAGAGTTAATAAACGTAGCAATACCAGAACCAAACCCGTTAAGGGCGTTATCGCGGATAATGATGTTGCGATGATCGTTGCTCGCATTGCCCTGCGGCGTAATCAAAATGCCGACAGACGGGATGGTTGCGCCAGTCTTCGAGCAAAAGTTGTTGCTGATCTGCACGTTTTGGATGCGGTAAAACGACGCAATCTGGAACGCAGCCTTAAACGTCGGCACCACGCCCGTCAGGGTGCTGTCGTCAATTAGTACCGTATTGCCTTCAATCAACACTCGATTGATCTCGGTTTCCGTTGCACTGCTGCGGAAGAAGTCAATCGCGTACCACTTAACTGGCGAGAACGTATTGTTTGAAATGATGATGTTAGCGGCTTGGGAGGTCAGGTTTGAGGCCACCCACATGCCTTGCCAGTAGTTGCTGACAAGGTTGTTGGCAAAGCGCTGGTTAGCGCCGTGAACCTCGTAAGCCACAAACGATCCGCTGTTTCCCGTAATGCCGTTCGGGAACATGGTATCGGCAGTGAACGTGTTGTTTTCGCACTTGACGTTTTCCGCCCACGCAAACACGCTGCTGTGATCGTCCGTATCCAGACCGTTGTTTTGGAACAAGCAGTTGGTAATCGTCCAATTCTGCCCAAGCGTTACGCCAACACTGTTGCTCTGCGCCATAACGACGCACGAGGTTCCTGCCGTGTTGAGGAACTTGCAGTTGTCGATAAAGACGTTATCGCATCGAGCCGCCACGCCACTGATCGTGCCAGTGACGTGAATCATGGCTTGGTTGTATCGGTTGTACGACGCAGGAGCCAACGGGCTAATGCGGTTGTTCAAGCCGTTCATGTCCATCGTCAGACCGACAAACGACAGGTTTTGCAACGGGACGTTGGTAAAAAACAAGGCTACGCGCTTGGGGGTAACAGTAGTCGAAACGTTATCAGCCAACTTTAGAGTTGCGCCAATATCGCCAAGCAGCGACATGCCAGATTTCATAACAAACGCACAGGTCATCTGACCTTCGCCAAGCGGCGTGCCTTCCCAATCCTTCAACGTAGCCGGGACAACCTTGTAGGTGCCAGCCGGGAAGTAAATGGTGCGTCCAGTGGAAGACACCGCATCAATCGCGTTTTGAATTGCCTGAGTATCATCTGTAACGCCATCGCCAACAGCGCCATACGTTTTTACGCTAACAAATTGAAAGACAGACGAAACAGGCGCTTTTTTGGTGACGTTATCCTGGTCAAGAGGAAAAATTTCCGTCCCCGTAAGCGGAGTCGTTGCATCTGGCAACTGCGAAATCTTAATAGTAGTCATTTGTTTACCTTGCGTATGTTGGCAGCACTATTAAGTGACTCGGACCTTAACAGCAGAGCCGGTGCGGTATAGGAACCCTACTGGGATTCCTCCGGCCGCAGCGGCGGTATCGTCAGCAAAGTTGCTAAGGGCTGGCATTGAAATCAAACGATCGTTTCTTAAGCCGATAATGTCGTTTCCAGCGCTGTCGTAAAACACAGCCGCGTAGTTAGATGAAGTCTGGTCTGAACCAGCAACAACCATCCTGACGTTGGATTGAATTGCGTATCCAATGCCAAATCGACCGCTGGTGTCTTTAGCAAACTGGTTGGTTGTGTCCGTCCACGCAGTAGTTGCTGCGTTACCGGCCCGATACACGCCATTTATAACCTGCACGTTGGCGGCATTAGAAATGCCACCCGGAGCGTAATCGGCGGTGGAAATTAAACTTACGCATTGAATGGCGTTATCGTGAAAGCGGTTTGGGAAAACCGTGTTGCCAGCAGAGAACGCATATTCGGTTGGCCCGTAATACATGGTTGGGCCACTTGGGTTATAAATGTAGTTACCCGTAATGCAGATGCTCTTGTTGGATATTCCACCCGCAAAAAAGTTAAATTCCGGGGAAAAGTTTCCTTCAAGGTGGCAGTTGGTTAGGGCAAAGCCGCTGGCTCCCGTAATGTCGCAAATGCTGCCTTGGATGCCTTCAATTACGCAACTTGTAAACGACAGGCCGTTGGTTCCACGAGCAACGTCAACGCAACGGACAATCGTAAAGCCGTTTTCAATGATGCACTGCGTAAACTTAATGTCGTAAGAACCAGTGACATTGATAAAGTTAGGCGGATTGTTGCGGATGTTGCAGTTTAAAAAGTAAATGGTCTGCGCGTAGATTGGCGACAAGATGCAACGAATCAAGAAGAACACGCAGTTCTGAAACTTAATACGCAAGAAGTTAGGTGACAACACATAACTTCCGTTAAAGAAACTGGACGATTCAAAACGGATGTTTTCAAACGTCACAAACTCTGACTGCGGCGCGGTTGTGTACGGCAGCGTTGAGTTGAAAATAACAACGTTGCCAGCCGTAAAGAAGCCCGCATCTGGGCCAATACCCATGATGACAAACTCGTCGCTGTTTTGGTCAACCAAGCGGTTGATGATTAACGACGAGGTAATTTTGCACTTGCCGGTTACAAGCAACGTCGGCCAGTTGTTTGCAGCGCAATAGTTAATTGCAGCCTGGACAGCGGCAGTGTCGTCCGTTATGCCATCACACACGGCGCCAAAAGACTTGACGTTAATTCCTTGGGTGATTGAATTAGAAGGGGCTTTCTTGGTAACGCCGCCTTGGACAACCGCCACCGATTCGTTCCCACTAAGGGGAAGCGATGCGTTAGGCAGTTGCGAAATCTTAATTGTAGACATGCTCTACTCCGTTATCGTTTCGGAACCGGCAGTTCCGACTTCGGCATCCAAGGCAATTTTACTTCCGGCTTCGGCACCGGCTGGTCGTCGATCTGCTTCTTAACCTGCGCTTCATACGCAGCCACAGCGTCGCCGAGGGCTTCCTTTACCCATGCCACAGCCTGCTCGTGCTGAACGGCATCAAAGGCTGTAAAGGCATCAGCGTTCGGCGCAAGCAATGTTACCTCGCCGTTGGCAAAGCCGTAACGACCTTGGTCGCTGTCGGACACCTCAAACCGTGCCTTGACGATAACGCCAGTCAGGCTGCCAGTATCCTGCACCTCAATGTGCAAAACCTTCCAGTTAGCCATTAGTTACTCCAAGGCAGCGGTTTCGGTGCCACGGTCAGCGCGGCAGGCAAAGAGGCGTCTACGTCTTTTTCGACGAACGCCTTGTCTACACGCGCCCAGACCCATGACAGGACGGTATCTTCCGTCAGATCGGCATACGACACAAACGGCTGACCCGGAGCGCCGAGGTCTAACTTGCCGCGCATTGAGTTGTTACCCTCACACGCCCATGCGA